TTGTTCTATGCACTCGTCTAAATCTGACTTGACCATAACAACTACTCTATTGTCTTGCAACAGCCTTTCTATTTTTCCTATATCTTCCTTAACTTTTTCACGGTTTAATTGAAACTCTTCATCAGTCCAATACGATCCTATTTCTTCTCCGGGTGCCTTTTTAATTCTTATTCCGATACCCCTATCGTGATTAGAAAGGTAGACGGCACCTTGACTTGCCGCCTGTCTCTTATCGTTATCTATGTATACGTAATGTACACCGTTGTTTATATCTACGTCTTGTGTAGAAAGTATCTGTTGCATCATAAACGGCATCAGACTAACTCGTTGTTGTGTGACATGACTTCACGTAAACGGTTTGTTTTACTGTCAAAGAACAGAGTACTACACAAGCCCGTCATACCACTAAAGCGGTTCTTAATGACACGTACCTTTGTAGTGTTACGCTCTACAGGACAGTCTGCTTGCCCGTTACGTTCCAAACCGATAACTAGGTCACTTAGCTGACCGATTGAGTGAGAACCGCGCAAGTGGTTAAGGGATAGCTCTTTGCCCTCCTCATGCGATCCGTCCGACACTCTGCGTAGGTGAGACGCTATAATCATGCAGATGCCCAACTCCTGTACAAGCGTACGCAACTTGGTCATGCACTCGTCAATTGTACGCCTTTCGTCAAATCCGTTTTCTTGTGAGCTAACAAGAATACTGATATGATCCAGTACAATGTACTTACACTTAAGAACTTTCGCCATGTATCGAATGCGTCCAATGATATTTTGAATAGAGTTACTTCCAAAATGATCAAAGAAAAAGATGCGTCCACTACCAACAGTGTCTTCAAAAGCCTTACGGTACTCTTCTTGAGTATATTCTGTATCTGGAAGATGATAGGGCTTGCTTCCGTGAATACCCATAAGAGCTTTGGCAGTTGTTTTAACGGACTCTTCTAAAAACATAAGACCTAAGTTTTCACTTGTAGAGCTAAATACGTGATAGATAAGTTCTCTCATAAAACCGCTTTTACCGATACCCGTTCCAGCGCATACAGTTATAAGCTCACCGGGACGCATTCCGTACGTATACTTATTCATGCCAGCATAAGGGTAGGTCGCAATAGACTTTTCGGGACCTTTGTTTATCTCTTCCCAAAGATCAGAACCAGCAACAATACCTTCTGGAGTGTACGTTGTAGCGTTCCACCAATCTTGTTTAAACTCTGCTACAGCATTCTTTTCAAGATACTCGTTAGGGTCTTTGTATCGCATGTTAATAATAGATGCTTTAGGAGCAAGAAGCTCAGAGGCTTTGCGAGCCGCTGCTTTACCTACTTCATCATTATCTAAACAAATACGAATATGATCAAACTGATTAAGGAAATCATAGTTATCGTTGATATCCTTTTCTATAGACTGCGCTCCTGATCTTACGGACACAACAGGCCACTGACTATCAAACATTTGGTAGACAGACATCGCGTCTATTTCACCCTCTACAAGCGTGATGTACTTTCCACCGTTACCGAAAATCTGCTGACCAAACAACCCACACTGACCTATATCTCCCTCCGTAAAGAACTGTTTGTTTTTTGTTCTTATCTTGTTGGAAATGTGTGAATTGTTTTTATTAAAGTAAGGGTATATGTGTTCATCCAAGTCTGTGAGAGTTACACCGTAGCGAAAGCACACATCCTTACGAATTCTTCGCTCTTTTATTGAGCCCGAATATCCTTTAGATAGTTCAGCATTGTTGTCAAACGGCACGATATTTTCTCCTTTATGAGTAGTATGGCAAGAAAAGCAATGAGTACCCCCGTCCACATAAATAGAAAGGGCATCACTAGAATTGCAATCGGGACATGGTTGGTGTGTCTTGACATATTTCGCATTATGCACCTTTAGAATAACTCCTCTACTTTTGGCTCAACAACGATCTTTGTAAAATGTTTAATACCGTTGGAGTACTTAAACTTTCGTAGACCCTTTCCGTCATTCGCGTCTTGCCAGCATTCTGTGTTAAAGTCACAGTAGCGGCAAGGAAAATCTATAACGTAGTTTCCGCTTGTGCCGTATGGTACGGGATCATAACACTTCTCCGGAGCCTTGTCAAGCTTAACTACCTTTTTGATATGCTTAATACGTGCTGAAGCGTCGATCTTTGTAAGTTCGTCCACCATTAACAAAGTAATCTCTCCGGTGCTTTTATCGTAAGCTAGAAAACCACCTTCGTCGCACTCTTCTGCTTCCATGTATCCAGAGATTTGACCAATATAGCCAAAAGCATCTTCTTCAAAAAGTGTACCTTGTTTAAACTTTTTAAAACCTTTGTTAGAGGCAGACTTAACATCAATAACACAACCGTCTATCTTTGCGTCTATGTGTCCTTTGATACCCTCAAGCTGTACTTCTTTTTGCTCGTCAGTTACAGCGTGTCCAGACTCTGCCACAAGAAATAAAATAAAAGCTTCAACAAGATTTCCGTAAAAGAATTTTAAAAGAAGTTCTGGAGGATGTTGAACAGGTTCAGACTTCATTTCATACCAAAGTTTTCTATCCTCTCTGCCTATGTTAGACATACGAAGATACGAAGCTCTTTTACGATCCTCTGGATCAAAAAACCGCAAAGCTTCACTTCTTAAACTTTCTACAAACTTGTCTACGTTTTCAGAAGATACTGTTTTCTTCCCTTTCGTGATGACGTTATGCATATCCGATATAAGAGAGTATATATTCTTTGGTTGTTTTGACATAAATTAAATTCCCTTGTAAAGTTAAGGAGCCTTTCTAGTGAAGGCGCTCCTTCTTTTCCCACCAGCGTCTTATTTAATGTCGTTACTGGCTTAACCGCGCTATATGCATAAGCTCGACAGTATTGCATCTAGAACCCACTCCCTCACCCTAGATACCACAGAGACGGTTACTCTGCACCCAATTGACTATTGCTAGTCTAGTTCATCCGTATCGTCGCCTTCGACATACTTTGGCTCTGGTTCAAGATCGTCCATAGCGATATACTCAACCCACTTCAAAACCATTACCGAATTAAGACCAGCGCCTACACCGGACTTGCCACGATAGTTCCATTCGTAAGGGTTCACCGAAGCTTTGATCAAGCTACCGTTACCGATAAGACGAGAACTGTCCCACGGGTTTCCCGCAGCGTCTACAACCCGAATAGGGCGTCCGGATTTAGCCGTAATAAAACTGCCGTGATCTTCCTTTTTGCCCTCGCCTGTCTTAATCTCAAGACCTGCGCCTTTTAAATCACGAATAGAATCCTTATCCAACTGACCGATGTTCATTTCGTACTTATTTGACATCAGGTTAGGTTGGAAAAGGCTGGGGTAAAAAGCTGTACCGTATAAAATCATGGATTTACATTCCTTCTTGATAATTGTTGATGTTTCGTATTTTAGATGATTCGATATCCCATGTCAACACATTTAATGCGTGTCGGCCCAAGAAAATCCAATCTTTGCTTCAGCATCCATTTGAACTCGCAGGTTCAACAGATGCCCTGCCTCTCGAATTGACGATTGAGCCAATTCGGTAACTTGCTTCGCGTCATCTTTATGAACTTCAAACTGAAGCTCATCGTGAATAGTGTTTACCAACTTAGCGCGAAGATTGTGTTTGAGTATTGCACTGTCCATGCATATAGACCATTGTTTACAAAGTATAGCTCCTGCACCTTGTAACAGTGTGTTTAAAGCTGCGTGAACGTGTCTTACGTACAGTCTACGACCATCTACTCCTCGTATGTATCCGCGAGAAGATACTTGGTCTACTCTTGCTATAAGGTTTTGAAGACTAGGCATGTTGTTTAGAAATCTTTGTCTTATAGCATCACCCTGTGATGGGTTTAACTTAAGTATGGAGCCTAGTTTAGCTGCGCTGGCACCGTATAAAAATGCGTAAATAAATGTTTTTGCCAGCGACCTATCATCAATATCCAAAGCTTTCATAGTGACAGTGTGAGGATCACCATTGACAACCTCCTCCGCATACGCATCATCTTGCATGTAGTGAGCAAGCATACGTAGCTCTAAGCCCTGCGCGTCCATACCGCATATACGGTAGTCTTCGCTGGGTACAGTCCAACACTCTCTGCTTTCTTTTCCGTAAGGTTTAGACGAAGAGACAATATTTGCCATGTTTGGGTCAGCGTGTGTCATACGGCCTGTCACGGCACCAAGACTAAACACCTTACCATGTACACGACCATCATTGCCTAATGCGTTAAGCCAAGACTCTACAGTCTTCCAGCGTGTCTCAAGCATCTTCCATTCAGAAAGTTTTTTAGCGGGTTTAGGCGCACTGTCTGGAAGTGTCGCTAGATTGGCCTCACAAACTTTAGGTGCGCCTTTTGGTGTAAACTCTGTAGGTTTCCATCCAGCCTCGTTCATACGCTCTACGACTTGTTTGTGTGATGCTGGGTTAAAGTCTTCAAACTCTATAGACCAAAACGGGCCAGCAACATCCTCGTAGCGAAACTGTCTTAGACCTACTTTAGAAATAGTTAGACTACGTGTAAGCTTGGGAAGGTCTTTTCGTATAACTTTTACTTTTGGAGGAAAGTACTCTTTTATATTCTTTTTAATAGCGTCTGCTTTTGATTGTGTTTCAACCAAAAGGTCTATTGCTTTCTTTTTATCCAAGTAAAAGCCGTATCGAGACTGTCTTTCGATAACATTAGCAATAGAATGTTCTAAGGCTATGCTTTGTTGCGAGAAGTCCAAACCTTCTTCCATAAGATGTTTGTACAGTTTAACCGTAACGGCTACATCCTGTTCACAATATTCGCGCATCTCTTCAGAGTAAGCGTCGAACTTGTCAAAGCTCATCTTACGGTAGACTAGACGTTCACCCCAAGCATCCAAACTATGACCGCCAACACGGTCAGGATGAAATAGCCTAGATAACACCAAAGTATCCACTGTATTTTTGATCTCAATGTTCCAAATATCTTTAAGAACGGGGAAATCAAATCCAATACCATTATGAGCAATGAATGTATCATTTTCTATATCCACATGTTGTAAAAAAGAAGAGGAGTCTCTGAAAGACAGTATCTTTTCATTTTGACAATCAATATCACAAATACACACAACCCAGATACATGTTGGGGTTAGGCTATCTGCCTCAAGGTCTAGAACGTACTTTGTCATTTGTTTTCTCTTAGCTCCTTGTCAAATCTTTTCCTTTGTGGGACAGCTTAATATCCCAAATGTCGTCAAACGAAACAACATATTCTTGATTACTTTGAGAATCCACTACTTCCACCATCTCTGTATTCATATCTCTGCCTGTAATTCTTCCTGTACTCTTGTACAAGCCCATTCCCTTTAATGGCATGTCACTAAGGTTCATAGGGCGACCGTGTACATCTAACATCTGCTCCGTTTTGAATTTACAATCGTAATAGTTACCGGGAACGATATCTCGAATGTCTATTAGCATTGTTTTTTGTCCTTTCTCTAGGTGGTTAAAGAGGAGCCGCAACCTCTAGAATTGTGTTTACGTACTCCATAACGTCTTTCATAGTAGCAAAGTCTGAGTCGTAGTCAACATAAAACTTAACCGTCTCCGCATTTGGACCCGTAATCGTGTGAGACACCACGCCCATAGAATCTCTTACTCCATGATAGATAAAGTTTTTGTAAGTAATCTTTTTATACGTGTTGTCGTTTTTCTCTACAAAAGGCAATTCTAACTGCTCGTTGTACATGTCTCTACTAACTCCTTGATAGTTTGAAGTTGATCTATCTTTATGTTATAACAAGATGCTTTAACTTGGTAGCCGTTAGACGGATCAATCTTACCTTTTTTCCAGAACTGAGCTTTATCAAAGAACTCCTCTTTCATAAGACCACCAAGTATAAAGCCCCTGTCAAAACTGTGCATAACTCTACAAAATACATAAGCGTCACATTCTTGTTTTGTGTTGTACGCAGCTACACTACAGTCGTACTCACCTTTAGGCATGACGCTTGTAGATTTTGTTTTAACATCAATACGTATATCTCCATTTACTAAAAAATCATAATCGTACGTGTTATGTGTTTCTACTTTATAAAAGGGAGAGGCGTACTGTTTAAACAAGCCCTCTCCTAAAAACCCGTACATGTTGCCTTTTCCTTTAGCAATGGAGTGTCTAAGCACACCCATTTTTTTAGACTTTTCGGATGCCTTGTCTCGCATTGAAGACGTTATGTTGATAAGAGTAATGTTGTCAGTCATTCGATAACCTCTATTGTTTCACCGTATTGTTTTAGTGTACCCGTAAATTTAGAGTGATCCATCAATAAATTCAATAGAGCCTTTCTGGCAACTTTTATTTCTTTTGAATTCTTTCTTGCTTTGTCTACTGCTTGATGGAGTAGATCAAATTGTTCGTCTGTTGTGTGTACTTTCAACTTAAGACGCCTCCCACCAATAAGGTTTGTCAGTGTACGCCCATTTAGCAAAACGAAATTTGTCACCAATATAATAATTACGATAAGCCTGTACGGAGTTGCCGTGAATTTTATACTGTTCTGGCATACATTGTGGAGGTTGTTTAAAACTTTCTGTACCGATGTTTGTAGGACATACCTCTAGCTCTTCGCGTAGTCTACCAGAAGCGTGAGACTTTTCGTAACGCTTTGTGTATTCTGTCAACAAAGCTTCGTAAAGATTATACAACCATCTGTACTGCACGTAGGCTTCTCTTGCCCATTTAGAGCTTGGATGGTTTTTATGTGAAAGTTTATAAAATCCACGTTCATCACAAAAATCATTGCCACTTAAAATCCTGTGAGCTGTACACAACATTTGTGATGATTCGAGAATCATTTTAACTACATGCTTATCACAGTGATATTTAGCAGCTACTACGGGATCAGAATCTAGGTAGAATATGTTCATTGTTTACAAATCCTGTAAGGTGTCGTTGTAGATTTTGTCAATCTGACTTTTTGTCAATCGCTTTCGCTTGTGCTTTGATTTCTTAGACTCTACCACACGTTTGCGAAACAGCGGATCGGCCAAACTTGCTGCTACTATGCTACGTCTTTTGTTTTGACGCTGCAAGTCTTTTTGAACTCTTCGATAACCCATTGTTTTTCCAGTTGTTTTTTTAGGTTGACAAAGCTTATAGGACCTATTATACCCTATGGGTACGGGCTGTCAACTAAAAGGTTTCTTATGAAAA